TCTTCCAGTATCCAAAACTTGTCTTTTATAATCTCAGTTGTATACATAGTTACCTAAAATTATTAGCACAATATTATGTGCTAATATTATTTATCCTTTCTTTTTCTGTCATTTACTGAAAATTCGTTAGAATGTAACAATAAATTGACACAGTTACTTTTCATTTATTTGACGTTCAAATTCTCTTAAACGTTTATAAACACTCATTAGTTCGATAATAGTTGGCCATGCTTTTAATAGATACTGCATTGAACCTTCTACTCTACCGAATGCACGAATAATCTGTTGCATGACACCAAGTGTCACAACACCTGCCACAATAGCTGGTGCTAAGAATACATACGCACTCAAAACATTTGCTTGTAAGTATGTGATACGTCCAATATTAAAATACAAATAACGCAAATAAGATTTAAAGTGAATAGCACGAACACCTTCAAACAATTCATTGATTGTCTTTGGTCTTACAGTTTCATCATCTTCTGCGATAACAAGTATCTTTCTATAAGCCGCTTCCTTTTTCTGCAAATCATATTCAACACCGACTAGTCTTAGTAACCAACCTAGTGCAATTAAGAATAATGTACCACCTACTGACCAAACAATAGCACCTGTAATCAATCCATATTGCCAATCACCAAAGAAGAAGATTGGAATACCAACTGATAATCCAAATAAGATAGGAACAAACTGAACAAGTACCATAATTGATTCAATGAAACTTGTACCAAGTCCTTCCATAATTCTTGAAAATTTAATTGTATCTTCTTGCACCCTTTGTGCGGCACCTTCAATAGTTCTTGCTTTATCGTATACAGAATGATACCATTCTACCATTGCAGTACGCCATCTAAACAAAAAGTGTGCAGTAAAATAACTAACTGCAACTGCGATACCAACATATATCATTGCTAGATATATAAATGATGCCAGACTTGACCAATACTCTCCGATTGTAATCGCATTTGGTTCTGCAAGTGCTTTCTGAATCATATCATAAAACTGACCGAACCATTCATTAATCTTAACATCGATTTCTACTTGAACCCAAAGCGATGATAAGATTATTGCCGACCCTAACCAAGCCCACAAAGCCCATTTCTTAGTTGTGAAAAATCTAAACATGTTTATCCTCCTATGTTAGACCCCCTACCTTCAACCCATTAACACTGTAATAGTTCAAAAGATATTCTTTTATAACTAATGGGTCCTCTTCATATATACTTATACCTTTGTCTTCTATGTCTTTTTTATTCTTAATTTGCCATAATCTTACTTCATTTGTTCCTACATTTATACCAATATCATTTTTTATTCTATTGAATACACTTTCATCATCACCGAAACACCAATCAAAAGCATCAATTAATCTTCTTTCTCTTGCTTTTGTATAATCTTGTTCTCTACCTAAGTCACCAAAGTTACGATGCTTATGATTCCATACATCGATAAATGTTTCAAAGTCTGTATAAAATTCTTTACCTTGATAAAAGTTCTCTTTGTTTTTTAGTGCTATTTCTATCTGCCAAGAGTAATATCCATCATCTGATTTATACTTTTCTAGGAACCATTTGAACATTTCATCTCCTAGTATTTGTTGTATACGTTCTTGTTCTAAATTCTTTCTATTAAGCCAACGTCTTAAAAACATACGTAATGTAAGAATTTGAGTATTCTTTAAAGGATATAGATAAAGACTATTCATGCCTTTAAGTTGTTCATAATCTCTTAATATATAATGAGTACGTAAAACTAAATTAGATTGTTCTCTATTGTTAGCAATAACTGAATGCTTTTCATCGTCAGATACAGGAGCGACATCTACGCCATTCTTAAGAAGGTCGCATTCTTTTCTATAATATCTTAGTAATTTTAAGTTTGATGCAAACTGATGTACATCATGATTATCTGTTAACCCATCATATAACATGTAAGGTTTTGTATAATCAAAAATGTTAGGTTGTGTGTATTGATTGAAGAAACTATCTTCAACACCGTAGTTTGCAGTTCCTTCTTCACCGGATGTCCAATCTACATTAGATTGTGCATTAACAATACTTGCTATAGTTTCAGCAAGTTTCTCTCCGCCTGTACCACCAGAATATTCTATGTGATATAAATTTGACCAATCGTAACCGTTGAGAGTTATAGAGTCTGTAGTATTCGCCATGTTTCTTTCCAGTCCTCGACATGATAAACTACACCATTTTCTCTTTGTCTCACTGCGTAGGCGATATCAAAATCATTTCCACCTTGTTGACATTTATCACCAAAGAAAACTATTTCTGCATCTGAGATAAAATCATCAAGTATTTGTTGTTTGCCTTTTCCTATAGGCATAATGTCCATACCAGTTTCACCTGCTACTTGGGCAACAACATTATACTCTTTAGAAAAGTTATTATTAAATTGTTTTGCTATATCAAATCTATCGTTGTTTGCTAAATCATATTCAACATATTTTTTACGTTGTTCTGTGTTTGCATTTCTACCAACAATACTATAGTTTAGTAAGCCAGGTCTTTCATCAAAATGTTTACCTGTCTTTGGTTCAAACGTGTGATGTATGAGTGTAGTTTCTAAAAAGTGCCATGGGAGTTGTTCAAGTTTCCAATCATTATTATAAATGTTTACACCCTTTTCCCATACTGAATTGCCACTGCAATTATAAACACGTTGTACTTCTGCAAAAACATCTTTGCCTATTTGTTCTACTGTCTTTGGAGCATCACTTCCTGTAGCAAGATACACAGGGTTCTCGCTATTGAATTTAAGAAACCATTTCTTAAATTCTGGATCCATTAGACCTCTACTAGGTGTCAGTGTTCCATCAACATCGAATATATAATATCTCATGATTTTAATACTATGCTTTTCTGTTTTTGTAATACATACCAGTCATATGTTTCAGTAAAAGTTTTATTACCCTGTTTTAAATCTTTCAAAACTATTTCGTCATAACCTTTTAACTCAAATCCTGCTCTTTGAAATAAACTTTTATACATTGGATAACCCATGATGCTATAGTGATTCTTCCAATGTTCTAATCCACGTTCACTATTTTTAAGTCTTTCTATACTAGGTTGTGGCATTTCTACGTATAACCAACCACCAACTTTAAGCATTTTATTTAATTGATAGATTGTATAAAAAGGAAATGGAGAATGTTCTAGTACATGTCGCATCCACACTGCATCAAATTCTTCATTGAAACCTGTAAAATTGAAATCTAATTTATGTACCTTGAAACCATCTGCTTCACATTTTTCTACATCTTCCTTATCTAGTGTAAGACCTTCAACATTTGTAAAGCCTAGTTCTCTCATTTTTCTCATGGCGTAACCAGCACCACAACCTAAATCTAATATCCTCATATTAGTTCTAAGTAACTGTAAAAAGCCTGGTAACATGGCATCAGTAACTTGTGATGTTAAAACACTATCAGGTTCGTGATATACCTCACTTAACAAGTCAGTGTAAAACGCATCAAAGTCTTTCCATTTATTCATGAGGATATGCTCTGTTTAGAATAGCCGCCATTTCATCTGGTGCTTTAGATAGATTTTGTAAGTCCCATTCACCGCACCATTTTAGAAAGTTGATACCAACACCTGGAACTGTCTTGGGCTTACTTGCATCTGCAATCGTTTGAACAAAGTCTACTTTTAATTCTGTAGGCTGTGCATGTAAGTCAATCAAAGTTTTATTACGTTCATAATCTTCACGTACTGTATGTTCATCACCGTTATGGTCTGTCCATCGTTGTAGCATAAAGTTATTCCAGTTGAAGCCACCTGTTGCTTGGTCTTCAAATGCTTCAATCATACCAATTTTATTTTTAGTGCCTTTCTTTCTAGCACCTGGATATGCTGAAAAGATGTTATCACTTGTATCACCACGAATACATTTCTCAAACAATAACCACTGAGGGTCTGGAGCAGGCATAACTTCTTTTGTCTTTTTATCTTTCATAGGTGTCATGTTCTTATCATCTTTAAAGAAACCATCTTTAGTAATGATACGATTTTGTACACCATCATAAATCTTTACGTTGTCTTGAATTAGTTGTAGATAATCACTGTCACTTGAAATAACAATGTGTTCATCATTAGGATGTGATTCAATAAACATAGCAATCATATCATCTGCTTCTGCTTGTTTATTGTGTAGCAATGTTACATTAGTTTTCTTATCTAAAAATTCAACCATGCTATCATAAGCATCAAACATGATTTGATTTTCTTCTTGTTCTCTAACTGATAATTGCTCACGTGCATCTTTACGATTGCGTTTGTAAGGCTCGTAGAAATCTTTACGCCATGAACGACCTTCTAAACAAAATACTGCATGGTCGGCATTGAATTTATTATAACACATTTTCACACTATTCATCATAATATGAAAAGCCATGCCAATACGCATATCGACATTTGAGCCACGCATTGCTACGTGTTTTGCTCTGTGATACATGTTGAAACTATCAACAAGGATGAAAGTAGCCATTATTACCTCTTTAAGTTATATACGTACTTAATGTAACACAGTTTACTGGAAATGTCAAGAGTATTCAGCGGTATCGTCACCAGTTTTTAATCGCTGAACAATAAGTCCTTCTTTACTTTTAGTATCAACACTTTTTGCAACGCCTTCTTCGTCTTCAAGACCTTCCATTACAATGTTTTTACATAAGTCATTGAACCAATTGTCTACGATTTTATCTGGCTCTGTGCCTTCGTATCCTGAGTTCGCAAGATATTCAACAAATTCTTCATTGAAATCTAATTCAAAGAAACCCGAACCAGGCTTATCTTTGTCAAGTTCCATCTTAAGAACTTTGACCCAAGGTTCGCCTTTGATAGTTGCTAGTTTTTTATCATGTTCGATTTTAGATATGTGTCCGTATTTAAAGTCTAGTTCGACCATACGTTTTTGCATAGCTTTATCGTCACTGATTTTTCTAGCATCTGCTCTTTCGTTTTCTTCACTTGTCTTGAACCATGTACTAGGTTTTAAAATATCCATTTTATTCCTTTCAGTTCACTTTTAATTCTGGCACTGCTTCTACTAGTTTGTCAATGCCACCTTCGATATAAATCATATTTTTATATCCATTATTTTTAATGTACTTTGTTACTTGTTCTGCTCTTGTACCATCTTGGCAAAGCATTAAACAAATAATATAAGTAGGAGCCATGTCTATCTGGTCAGGTATCTCGTACATTGAAATATTAAATGTACCTTTAACAATACCTTTCTCAGTTCGTTCTTCTGGCTCTCGTATATCAACAAGCATATATTCTTGTTTATCATACCATTCATTTACGAATTCTTCTACTGTAATAGATAGACTATCATCGTTTGTTTTATAAAACTCACTCATTGTCTAACATCCTTCATTAATCTCTTTTTCCCATTCATCAGCATCAGCGAATTTTCGTTCCCAACCGATTTGTTCCCATGGAACATTCTTATCACCAAAGTGACCAAATATACAGTTCTCACTATAGTTATGGAAATCAAACAGTTTAAATCTATCAATAATTCCTTTAGGTGTTAAGTCGATATTATCTCTAACAAACTTGTGAATTGAACGATTATGTCCATTACTATCAATGTAAATACTTGTAGGTTCTTTTACACCAATAGCATATGACAACTGTACATTGCACCAATCTGCCATATCATCTGCTACAATATTCTTTGCTAACCATCTTGCCATGTAAGCCGCTGACCTATCTACTTTGGTAGGATCTTTTCCGCTAAAAGCGCCACCACCGTGAGGAGCAAAACCACCATAGGTATCCACGATAATTTTGCGTCCGGTGAGTCCTGTGTCACCATCAGGGCCACCAATAAGAAACTTACCAGTAGGGTTAAAATGATATACAGTATCTTTGTCAACTAAATCTCCTAACACTTCTTCTACTGCCGTGTTGATAGGCATTCTAATACTATGTTCCATACCTTCTGTATGTTGACATGATACAACTACCTGGTCTACACGTTTTACTTTACCGCCTTCATACTGAACACTGACTTGTGATTTAGAGTCAGGCTGTATGTATTTATAGCCTTCATCTACACGTAGACTTTTTAGTTTCTTTAGAATTTCATGTGAATAATGTATGGGTGCAGGCATCATGCTTGGAGTATCATTAGATGCATATCCAAACATAATACCTTGGTCACCCGCCCCAAAGTCATCAGTACCTAAACCGATGTCACCACTTTGTTTATGAATTTTTTGTACAACTTCTAAGTCTTTCCAGTGAAAGCCAGATTGTTCATATCCAATTTCTTTAACTTTATCTCTAACGATTTGCTCTACTTCTTCTGTAGAAACGTTAAAGTTTTTTACTTCGCCCGCCAACGTTACATAGTTGGTAGTTACAAGTGTCTCTATCGCTACACGTGTAGTTTCATCACCGTTCTTAAGTCCGGCATCAACTAGTGCATCACTAATCTGATCCGCTACTTTATCTGGGTGACCGTCACTAACACTTTCGCTAGTAAAAATATAATCGTTCATCATAAGTTATCCTTATCCTTAATATCCGGCTTCCCGAATTCGTTTTTCTAAATCGTTATGGTTAATATCTTTTTTCATAACGTCCTCTAAATGTTCATTTGTATAACGTGATGCAGTTCCATCATCAAGTACCCCAGGCATTTCCGAAGAGGGATATGTGGAGTCTTGGCGTGAACCTCCACCCTTTCTCCATGCAAAGTTCTGCCACATCTTTGACTGTGAGATTATATTCCTCACTGCGTCCACCCAAAGGCATAAGATAGACAGGTACATCAATATCTTTTTTGATATATTCTTTGACGGCTCTATCAACATCGTTAACATCTGTATCGTCAGATACAACAAATTTAAAATACATGCTACTACCAGGAACAGAATAGTAATCGTAAGCAATATCAGGTTTGATAGCAGTGTCCCAAGGTTCTCCAGAAACCGGGAGTTTTGGAGAGCAACTAAATGTTGTCTTAAATCTTGCTTTGCTTGAGAGATATTCTTTAAACTCCGGGTGTAGACTTTGTGTAGTGTTTGTTTCAAATGTAACATTTTTTAAATCTTGCATCCTTTCATGTTCGAACAAATCAATATACAAACGTTGCCATGCTAACAAAGGTTCACCGCCAGTCATTATTAAGTGAATGTCTTGACCGTTATCTTGTGTCCACTTGCCATTAGGTGTAAGAGATAGTAAATGTTCTACTACTTCATCTACCGTAGCTTGTTTATTAAAGTGTTTAAATTCAGGATAGATACTTGCATAAGTATCACACCCTGTATGTATAATAGGCAAATCCTCAAACTCCTTTGTAGTTTCATGTACACCATCGTCAATTAGTGCTTTCACTTCATCGTTATACCTATTACCTTGTTTGTGCTTTTCGTCACGCATTGGTTCACCTCTTGGTAATCCAAAGTTCATACAACGAAAATTACAACCAAATGTACGTAGGAATACACTAGGTACTCCTACATATTTGCCTTCTCCTTGCACACTATAAAATGCTTCTGAGTATCTCAGCTTCACGCCTTGTGGCCTTTCATACTCAACATTAGATTATAGAATTCTTGCTTAAGATTAGGATCATCTCTAAACTTACCTAGCATTACCGCAGTAGTCATATCACTGTCATGCTCTTTAACACCTCTATGTGTCATGCAATGATGTTCAGCTTTGACAACAACTGCAACATTAGGTGTCTTTGCATATTGCACAAGTTTATCTGCAATCTGTGTTGTCATTTCTTCTTGAATCTGCGGACGTTCAGCAATGTGATGTACTAGCCTATTAAACTTAGATAGACCAATAACTTCTTCTTCTGGAAAGATACCTACCCAACATTTACCTACAATATTTTGAAGATGATGGGCACAAGTACTACGAATAGTAATTGGACCTGTTGTATACAAGTTGTTATATCCCATATTAGGAAAACTTGTTACTCTTGGTTCTGGTACATAACGCCCACCAAATGTTTCATTTAAAAACATTTTAGCTACACGTTTTGCAGTTTCTTTTGTGTTATGGTCGTGTTCTGTGTCTATAACTAGACTACTTAAAACCCTTTGCATTTCGTTCTGTACTTCATTTTGAAGTAGTTCTAACTCACCGGGTTTTACAAACTCTGCTATGTTATCATTGGCATTGAATCTTGCTTTTGCCGTAACGATACGTTCTTTGATTATATCGGAAGTCTTTCTCATGTACTATGTTCCTTTTCATTATGTTATATGGCGGAAAAACCACTCATATATCCTACTATTATATATGAATGGGTCTCCTATGTCAATAGATAATTTAAGCAAATTTAACCGGGTCCATGCTTTCAGTTAATCTTTCTATTAGTTTGTCTGCATAATAGAATTGCTTTACCTTATCTACCTCTTTATCCATAATATCTTGTAAATCTGTATTACTTTTCATAAGAATACGAATACGTGTTTTGATATTATCAATATTTTGTTTAGCTGATTCTAAATCTCTAGTCCATTCACTTGGATATTTGAATGTATCTGACCACATTTCAGAATAGCTTAATCTGTCAGGGACCAATGGGATAGCACCAACTACAAGTCCTTCATAGACAGATATACCTAGAGTTTCTTGTAAGTTAGCACTAAACACCATTTTTGCCTTACCAAGCAATTTGTGGTAATCTCTTTTGGATAGATTCAGTTCTTGACATTTAATAAACTTGTATTCAGGCATTTGCTCTGCAAGATAGTCAAAAACTTCTGGTTGCTTCTCAGGAGCAATTCTATGAGGAAATAATATAATGTCCTCTTTTTCCATGTTCCTGTAAGGTGCTAAATCGCTTTCAATATACTCCATGGGCCAACCAACCTGTCTTATTGAGTGAAGTAGTTGCCGGTCGATATCCCTATCGTCCTCAAAAAATGTCTGGGTAAACATGTCAATATGAAATTTAGTTGCGAAAAAGTTATCATCGTAACAATCATACATTGACATTTCAGCATTTCGAACCCACGATGCATTGCCAATCAGTCTTCCTAAAAAGTCTTGAGGGTCATACGATCCGGCATGCCACATACCCCCAATACGGATTTTAACACCCAACAGTTCAGCCATATATTTTAGCTGAATTACTGTTGGGTTCCAAGCATCAGTATATAAAAAATAGTCCCCGTCCTTCACTTTGCCATTGCAAAATAGTTCCGCTATCTTTGATATCTGTGCCGCCTTGTAGATATTAGTACCACCAAAATTAAGAAAAGCACCGGGAGTAGTGGCTTCGGGAATGCCTGCACTAGGGCCGTCTATCACCGTCACATTCAACCCATTTTCTTTTAGTAAGGTCGGGAAATGTGTCTTCCATTGCTTTGTGTAGCGGGATTCAACACTTTCCAAATCTACAAGATATATCATAATTATTCCTTTAGTATTGTATAAACGTTATAGCCTTGAGATTTCAGTTTATCAGAACCACCTAAGAAAGTCAAGTCCATAATACCTGCAATACCAATAACCTCGGCTTTAAATTCTTTCACCAACGATGTAGCCGCTTCTAGTGTTCCACCAGTTGCGATTACATCATCAATGATTAAAACACGGTCGCCTTCTAACACTGAATCTGTTTGTAGGTGTAGTTCGTCCGTACCGTATTCCAATTCGTATTCTCTAAAAATAGTCTCGCCAGGAAGTTTACCTTTCTTTCTTGCCATAGCAAATGGTCTACCCATGTCTGCCGATAATGCACCAGCGAGAACAAATCCTCTTGCATCTAATCCTACAATACGATTGTACTTATAAGCAATCTCTGTCTCATACATCCAATCTTTAATCATCTGCATACATTTTCCAATACCCTGTTGCGTATTAAATATACTTGCCATATCCTGATACATAATACCAGGCTTAGGATGGTCTGGAACTACTCTAATCATTTTTTGAATATCTTCTCTGAGATATTCTTTGTAATTAAACTCCGTACTCAATTAATGCTCCATTCTCTCCATCTTCGGATACTTCAATTTTAACATCACGACCGGGATACTTTTCTGAGATTTTATCAAACAAATCGTCTGACATCATTTCACATGATTTGTAATCAAGTTCTAAAGTCTTCTCCGCATATAACTTTTCTAACCAACGTTTGAATTGAATAAACTCAATATCACGGTCGTTGTGTGTAACCATAATCGCTACACGAAAATGAAAGATATGTCTATGAGGATATCCTAAAAAACTAACGTCATATTCATCACCTGTTGCAAGTGCTGGATCTTCTAATGCCGCTGGATACTTGTGAATACCTTCTTTCTGAAACGTAACCCAAATCCAACGTTTCGCTTTATCTTTTTGTTGTCTGATATCATCTAACATATTAGCCTTTCTACTTTCGTTTAACATATAGTTATAGTAACTTCCCATCTTTTTCGACTTCTTTCTCTAGTTGTACTATTTGATCCTTAAGTTTCAGTTTTTCTATCTTCTGTGCTGAAACATCTTGAAGTCTATTATAATCTTTTTGTATTTCTTTGTCAAGATGTCTATGTACTTTTTTTAATCTTTCTAATCTGTTTAATTTTTTAGCAAAAGCCATTTCCATAGTTCCTCCTTGTTTTAATATAGTAGGGGGATTGTCCCCCTACCATTTGTAATTTTATGCTACTGCAAAATATAGTACTGAAACAGCCGCAATAGCTAGAGAACCCATATTAAGTTCGCTATGTCTACCACTAGCCGCTTTAATTACTACATAAGCAATAAAGCCCAATGCAATACCGTATGCGATATTAAATGTCAAAGGCATCATAATCGCCGCCAATACTGCTGGAGCATATTCACTTACATCTTCCCAATCGATATCTTTAAGATTTCGTAAGAAGTATGTAGCGATAAAGACCAATGCAGGAGCAGTTGCATATCCTGGAATGCTTTGTGCCAATGGTGCTAACACCAAACACAATGCAAACAAGATTGCTACGACAACCGCAGTTAGTCCTGTTTTACCGCCTTCTTTAATACCCGCACCAGACTCAATGTATGATGTAGTATTAGAAGTACCTGCTAATGCACCAATAGTTGTTGCAGTTGAATCAGCAAGTAAGGCTCTATCGATTCCTTCAACTTCACCTTTTTTATTGACTTTACCTGTTAAGTTGGCAACACTTGTTAGTGTACCAGCAGTATCAAAAAAGTCTACAAAAAGAAAAGCAAAAGCAACACCAATAAAACCGGCAGTCGCAATTAAACTAAAGTCTAGAGTAAATGCATGTGCTGGACTTGGAATAGAACCAACAACACCACTTATTTCTGCAATCCCTGTTATCCAAGCAATAGCACTTACGGCTAAGATACCAATGATGATTGCTCCAGGTACTTTACGTTTATCCAAGATTGCCATGATAGCAAATCCTAGACCAGCTAATAATACTGGCCAACTAGAAAGGTCTCCTAGTCCTACAAGAGTAGCTGGATTATCAACCACAACTCCTGCATTCTTCAAACCAATAATAGCTAAGAACAAACCAATACCTGCTCCTATACCTAGTTTCATGCCTTTCGGAATACTGTTAATGATGTACTTCCTTGCTGGCGTCATACTTAAACCAAGAAACACAATACCTGCGATAAACACAGCCGCCAGTGCTTGTTGATAAGTGTAACCCATACCGAAGATAACACCGAATGCAAAAAAGGCATTCAGTCCCATTCCGGGTGCTAAACCAACGGGCCAGTTAGCCCATAGTCCCATAATTAAAGTACCAATTACTGCCGCAATAATTGTTGCAGTAAATACGGCACCAAAATCCATGCCAGTACCTTCAGTTGACAATATAGCAGGGTTGACTACCGTGATATATGCCATTGTAAGGAATGTCGCAAGACCGGCCATAACTTCCGTTCTGACCGTTGTTTTCTTTTTAGACAAACCAAAAAGTTTTTCTAACATTATTTTTCCTCCTGTTAGTTAACAATGTAAATTACGCAAAAAGATCCTCTACAGTATCAGGTGTAGAGTATTCTTTTCTCTTACCTTTAACTGCTTCAACGAATTCTTCTGTTTTTACATTGGCTTCTTCAAACTCCATAAATTCAGGAGTTGTAGAAATATTTTGAACACGTGATCCTTCACACTTTCTTAAGAATGCTTTGAAATCACTTAACATGTCCATTGGATTATCTGATACAAATAGTTCTTCTACAAACTTTGCAAAATACAATACTGTATCAGGAACAACATCACTTAGTACATTTGTTTTGCCTAAACTCATGTTGTGAATATCAATTTTGTCATGTAACATTTCATATTCATGGTCAAATCTACGCAATGCATCTTGCATACCTCTGATATGATATTCTGTGTTATGTGCTTGAATTAATATATAAGATAGACTATCCCAACTTGACTTCGCCTCTTTTTTATTTCTATTCAGCATACCAGGTTGCATGTAGTTGATATCTCGCATGTTTAATCTTGAGCCGATTTCGCCTTCATACATCCAAGGTTGTGTTGGATTAGAAATGTCCTGACGCCAATTCAGTTTCTTAGTTTTGTAACTCCATGCATTGGCATTCAAGTCAGGATAGTCATATGCTAGTCCTTTTGATGCAGTTATATAGGGAGACGCCGCATCAAAAGAGATTGTGATATTTGGATTTACATGTTCTCTTAGTTGTCGTTGAATAGCCGTTAGATAACAGCCCCAAGGGAGAACACTAATGCCTAGAACATGAATCCAAACATCGTCACCTGCTAATAGACCATCATCACGCATTCTGATTAGTCTTCTTAACAAGAGTTCCGCATCACCGGCATGGTCGCCAGCCATTGCGTAACCTTCAAACGCCCTATCGCCATAGACTTTAGGGTCATTAAACTCTTTAACATTTTGATACCAGTTTTCACTTGTTTCCCAATTAGCACCATGAAGTGTATTAAGAAACTTAGTCTTACCTGGTATTCTATTTTCAATGAAAAACTTGTGATTATAAATTGTTTTCTCTAAACAATCTTTAGGATCTTTTAATCCAGTTCTGTCACGGTACTGAGGGAGATATGCCCATAACGGGATATCTAAGGTCATAGAGTAGTCGCAATATTCCTCAAGCCAAGTCATAATTCCGCACCGTGTTTTTTGCCAGTCTGCACCGGTCTCAAAGTTACTCCAGTCTAGTTTCCAAGCACCAGAGCCTATCTGATAACCACCCGAATCCCCAACAAGTACTGTGTCCTCACGGTTACGATTTACAACCATACCATCGTCAACTTTAGAACCATCTAAGTCTAGATTGGCATGACCTGCCGAATAAAGTCCATGTGAGTAATAAACATACCCTTTTTCTTTATCTAATATATTTAGTCCTTCTAGCCCATTTTCAAAGCCTTTTGGGATACGTTCTGGTGGAAACATGTCTGTAACACCTGCATAGTGTTGTGATATTTTTCTTACATAGAAATTAGAAATTGCAGGGAGAAAGACTGCGTACCCACTAGATTTATTATTTTTGCTTAGGTCATTAACCATATTAAATATCCTCCTATGATATTATTTAGGTTAATTACCTGATTTAGCTGGTAAAATGTACTCATATAGGCCTAAACCTGAGTCCACTTGAATCATCATAGCACCTTGGTCTGAGATTTTCACACTCATTGTGCTTGTGTCACCAAGTTTCAAGATTGTCAAAACAGTTGCTAGAGGAAAACTCCAACCTGTTTTTAGTTCTCCTGTTACATTACTTGCAAAAGGAAGTTCTACTCTATCAGTTGACCTATCACCAATAAAGAATTTTAAATCACCATCTACTGTTTTAACAGTGAATAGAGGATCAAAAGCACCTAAGATACTTGCAAAGTATTGTAAATCTTTAACTGCTTTTTGTGTTGGCATAACTTCAACGTCCCATTTAGCACCTTTGAAGTTTGCAGTTTTGATTTGTGCATCAACAAGTTCACTTACGATTACACGATAAGTTGATTGCATTGCACCTGGAATAGAAAATGAAAGTTGTGTTGGAACTTTTTCACCATTACGTTCTTCATGTCCTACTTCTACTGATGCCTTAATAGCCTTGCCTTCTCTGTCTTCACCTTCATAGTTTAGATAACCGTTTAGTACTCCAAGTCTACCTAAACCAAACTTACCTGAAAATTCAGAAACTGGTGTGTGAAGTTTACCACGTAGTACTACAGTTCGGTCGTCATCCATTGCATCAATAGATGTTCCACCATCATCTGTAGTCACTTTAGCCGCTTGAATAATACCAAGCGAGTGTGTATGCTTCACAATATCTTTTAATATATCTTGCATAGTTATGTTCTCCTTATGGTTCATTAATACTATAATATCACTATTCAACACCAATGTCAATAGTCTTTTTTACTCTTCCAGATACTGGATTATCTACCCAATGTATTTGATTTGGTGGCATAAAACCCCATATAAACCAAGCATTCCCAAATGTAGGTGATCCTTTTCCAGTAAAATCAATGCGAAAGTTATACACAAGTGCAGACATTCCCTTGTCCATAAACATTTTCCCTCGTTTTGCACCCTGAAAACTTGTTACAGGAAGTAACAAAGCAAAGGGTTTATCTAAAGAATAGCAGTGTTCTATGAATTGGTCTTTCTTGCTATAAGGGGGATTAGTTATAACGCCATCATAGACATCATCCCGTGTACAATCAAAGAAATCCCTATCATTAGACCCAACAATATTATAACCATATTTGTTGAATCCGGAAACAATGCTAGAACTTTTTCCACTAGTTGCTTCATAATAAGTCTTGTCCTTATCTAAGTATTTTAATAGAGGAAGTATTTGATCCTCTGGTGTATAGCATTCATCTGATGCTTCATTAGTTGCTCTACGATTTATTAGTTCAGTGTAAGACACGTGTAGACGCCTTTTTAATATTGATAATTTTCTTTACCTTTTCTAATTTAGGTGCAATGAAATCTCTTACCATTTCTTCATTTATACAATCATTAAAATGGTCATGGTCACATAGAATTTTATCTGGGTCATTATATTTGTTTGAATAATACTGATGTGCATTTAGTCCTTCAAAGTCTACATGTAATGCTTTTTGTAACATAGATTTAAATCCAGGTAAAGTATTAAAGTTCCAAGATTTTTGCCATGTAACTACTTCGATATTCAACATCTTACATAGTTTGATTGCTTGATAAATGTCCAACATACCCCAAAATTCCATTGCGTTATGCGTAGATGCAATATTCCACTGAACATCTTTCCACATTTCAAATGCTCTTACTGACGGAGCAAAAGTATGTTCTTGCATATCTTGTATCAATGCTCTCCAATACTCCCATGCTGATGCTGATGTTTTGTAAACATCTTCTTCTATATCTGCCATATCATTTGTTCTTTGTATCTTACTGTATGAATCTGGAAGACATTTAAAATTTAACATAGACCTATTGTTAACTAATTCCATTAGTACTGCATCTACGTTATGTTTTTCTTTCAAATACACAATCTTATTTAGGTAAAGTTCAGTACCTTTACCAGCACATGCTGAATTAAAAAACTTCATGTTAGTTGTATATTTTTCTAGCCATGTTTCAAATGGCAATGCTAAATCGTTTTCTCCAGTCTCTTTGTTATGATGTGATCCCACACTATAACTAGACCCTAATATTCCTACTTTACACATATTAAAAATCAAACAAACTTTGAAATTGTTCTGATGCATCTGCATCACTTAGATCCCATTTGAGAACACCAATAAGATTGTCTAGTTTCTTATCAATAATTGTATTCTCCATTAGTTCATGGTCAAAAGGAAGTTCTTGAAACCATTCTGGAATTCTGTTTTCATCAATCGGATATGCAACACTTGTCATTTTCAATGCATTAGGTCTGAGTTTACATACAATAGTTTTCATACCATCTACAATCTCAATAGAATACTTGTCACCATTTAGTTCACGTAAAGTATTCCAGTTTAGAGCCGCACTAACATGACCCGGAAGATGTACTTTATCTTTCTTGTTGTCTTCGCCTTCTAATTTAAAATCTCTGCCTTGTTGTTTTGTAATCTTTTGTATTTTATTTTTATACATAGTAAGATTGTTTACTCGTTTAGGAGTACCTTTCTCCCAACCAGGCTTTGCTCTGAATTCTTTCTTAAACTCTTTGACCATTTCAATTACGTCTTTTTCTGTACCGTCTGTTAGAATTTTAACAAGTACGTCCATCAAAAACTTTTGCATATAGTCTGGAGTATCACTTCTTTTCAAGTCAAGACCCATAGCTTTAATCTTACCAGGATTACCATCTACGTCTTTTCTTACACCTTCATCATCAAAGATAAGCATTGCATATCTTTTCTTTTTAATAAAGATACCCATAGTTGCACAGTTCTCACGACCTGCCGCAATGATTTCACCTTGCTTACGAGGAGCATTGAAAAACTCTTTCATAAAATCAGGGAAACTTGCATTGACTTGATTTGCTATTTCGTCATACAGTTCAATAACTTTTTCTTTAGACCATTCAATTTCACCGTTATCAATCTCTTCCTTGTATACAGGATACATAGAATAATAGATACTATCTGTATCACCATAGATAACGCTTTCACCTTTATAGTCATACGTACCAGCGATTACTTCATTAGTTTTAGCACCCATATGTCTTGTGATACAACGACCAGATAGAGTTGTACTCTGACCAATACGTTTATCATAAAAACGACATCCTGGATTTAGAATCGCACCATACAATGAATTCAAGTTAATCTTTTTAACAAGTTGTCGTTTATCCCAGAATGCAATCTTTTCTTTATCGCCTTCTTCAATAGCTTTCTTCTTGTTTGCTTGTAGCACTTTACGTTCAGCATACCAACGTTCTAGCAAACTTGGAATAATACCTTGAACGTCTTGTCTGAGAATTGTACCATTGGCAGTGATAGCCCATGGCAAGTCACTATGAAAGATAAGATTGTGTATCTCTGCACCAGTCATATCATTCTTTTTATCTTTGTTATCTTCTAGTACAAGATTAATCTTTTCTGTTTTATCTTTCTCGTTTACTAATCTGAATTCTTCTGCACTAAACGTGTCTTCCCAAGCCTGAGCCGCTCCGAAACCTTTACTGCCGCCACGTCTACCATTTGCAATTCTATCACCAATCATCTTTTCTGTTAGAGTTGGTTCCAGTTGTGCAACAATAGTTTCTGGACTCATGTTCAATGCACGAATGATTGAAGGATAAAGTGAGTTAATATCAATACCTGATACCCATCGTTGAATGCCTGTCTTTGGATTTGCCACAAAAGCACCTGCGGCTTTTTGCTTTTCTGCTTCTTCTAGTTCTGCATCTGTAGGTTCAGCATCTTCTTCGCCCCAATCTTTGGCTTTTCTATCTGGAACAACCATATCTCTACGATGTGCTTCATTGATAATTGCTTGTTCTGTAACTGCAACCGCACCCATAGTTGTTTTGATGTTAACTGTATTGTCATGTGCGATTTCATTTGCTAAGTCAATAAACTGTAGCTTTTTGTCTAAGTTGCCTAATAGTGCAACGTCTTGTCTGTTATATTCAACAAACTTATAAAAATCTCTGTTATATAATTGGTCTAGTGTACCATCATATGCAATCTTCTTTTCACCAAGTTCATATTCACCGATAGCATCAAGTGAGTATGAATGCATTTCATGATATGTATACTTACGATATAGTTCAAGATAGTCAAGATGAATACGACCTGATAAGTCATATGTTACACTTTCTTTACCAAATCTAACTACTCGTCTTTCATGTGGAAACAAATCCCATAGACACAATTTACGTGTATGAGATTTACTCATAATACGTGTGATACGTCTAACTGTATATGGAATATCAAAACCTTCTGAGTTCCAACCAGATACAACATCTGCATCATCAATCAATGCAATAAAGTCATTCATCATATCAACTTCATCAAGATATAAGAATGTATCTTCGAATTGACTACAGATACGTTCTGCTTCTTCTAGTCCTTCTCCCTCTTGCATATGCTTTGGAGGGATAACAAAAGTAACAAGTTTATCTAACCATTGTAGATAAACTGTAATTGCAGTGATAGGCATAAAGGGATCCTCTGGAGGAGCAAACCCTTTGTCTGCATCAAAGTCAACCTCGATATCGAAAAACGCAACATGAAGTTTAGGAGAGTCAACACCATTATAGTTTTCACTAAGGCACCTGACTTCTGGTTTTAAGTCGCTCTCATAAAACTTCTTGCCTGCGTTTATTCGTCTTTCTTTATGTAAATCTTTTAGTCGCTTACATTTGATTTGACGTACCTTATCGCCATGTATACTTACATGGTCACCACGTGGATCTTTTACGTAAAAAGTACGCCATGCTGGAAAGTCGTTGTATACACGTTTCCCATTGACACGTTCAACTACTTGAACAATATCTTTGTCTCTGTTATAAAATGCGTCAACATAACTCATTAAAGAGTTTTTCCTACAGTAGTTAAGACTTGTTCTACATCTTCGAACTCTTGTCTTGCTTCTGAGAGTTTGGCTTTATGAGCCAAGCTGATTGCTTTGTTTAGAACACTAGGTTTAATGTCCATTTCATCTGCGATTGATTTGATTGTATCACGCAAACCACCTTTAAGGTCGTCTACTTCTTGAAGTACTTGCATTCCTTCATCAACTAACTGAGTTAGCTTTGCTTTGTCCTCTGAACTTAGATTGTCTACTGACATGTAATTCACCTCCTTAAATTAAAAAAAGAGTGCCTCATTTCTGAAACACTCTTTTATAATACATTAAGTGACTACGAAAGTCAATACTTATTTTTGATTTAACTCGTAAATTCTTTGTGCTAAAGCATCAATTTTTTCTATATCAGAGTCTTTTAAATCAGACATTTTCTTTGGATCTGACTTTAGCTTGATATTCTTACCACCAACTGTGATAGTATCACCAGCTTTTTTACCTGCTTTAGCCGCCTTGTCTAGTTCTTTGTAGAATTCATTGTACTCTGACATATTGATTTTAGCGGATCTATTTACTAATTCATTTGCATAATCATCTGAGTTGAATATCTTTTTCTTTGGTAAGCCTAGATTAGGGTTTGCTTTGTTTAATTCATCTTTAGTAAAGTTTACACCGGCTTTAGCCGCTCCTGCTAAACCTTTACCAACTATTTTAGCACCCA